GTATTGCATGGTATTTACCTGCAAACTCAAGATAAGGAAAGTACGTATCTTTGAGGTCTTCCTGTTGTGCTTCAATCGTATACACTAGGTATAGTTTGTAGCCTCGCTCCTCTGATTGTTCAGGCTGAAGTTCTTTTTTCACTACTGCTGGGTAGTTCTGTCTTATTGCCCAAACCTTTTCTCCTGTGGCAAAATCTTCAGAGATGCACTGATCTGGTAGTAGTGCATTCCGTCTGCCTTCGTAGTCTGTGTGTGCTATTTTTTGTGGGACTCCTATTCTTTCTATGATTCCCTTTACAAAAGCAGGGGATCGATACAGTGACTTAGCAATGTCTGCTACTGTTTCGCCATCTAAATATCCTGCTACTGCTTGTTTAACTTCTTGTTTAGTTGCTGCTTTCCCTTTGTTCTGAGCCTTTCTTCTAGCACGAAACTCCATAGTCTCGTGAAACTCTGATATGATATTACCTAATCTAGTTGTGTTGTAAGCAATGTTTAGTATACCACATGCTTCTTTCTTTGTTATAGGTTTGCTACCATCAGTAGGGTTTAATAACTCAATTACCTTGGTTATATTCGCTTGTGTAAGATTTTCGTGTTTCTTCTTTCTCATCTATTTTTGACCCCATCAAAATTATTCCATAATGCAGAATCTTTAATAAGTCCTGCTCGTTTCTTCCTTCTTTCTTTCCATAGCGTTGAGCATACTTTATGATATTTCCTAAGCAAAAGCCTTCGCCATGACCAGCGTCGAAGATGAACTCCGTTGACTGGATTTTATTCATACTATAGTGTTGGTCGTATGTTCCCAATATATGATTACGCAGTTTGTTTAAAACTACATCTTCATTAAATTTATACTTGTCTACTTTATAATCACTCATTTATTCACCGTAAAAAAGCCTACTTGTACAAGTCTGCCTGTTGTTTTATCGTGTCCAAAACCTGCACAGAATGGAGCATGCCAATAATGTGCTGGATATAAGACGCATCTGTTATATAGATTGCCAACATAAGTGTGCATTAAGAATTCTCCATCCTCTTTCCACATTTGTTTGAACATACCTTTACCTTTGCTAAGTTCATCATTCTTGTAAACTTTACCAGTTTGGTTGGATTGAAATAACCCTGTACCTTTCTGAACATCTGCATTAGGACTTAGATATACTACTGCTGCGTAGGCTTGACCTTTCATATCTTCACTAGTGTTCTCTAAAAATCCTGAACAGTCATGATGTACCCAGTTCCAATCTGCATCTCCTTTGTCTGATAAAGTAAATGCGGCGTTGCTGTTGTTTCTAGGAAAGTACTGCATCTTTGCATTGAGCATGTTCTCCCACTGATTTCTACAATACACAAAGTTCTCATTGTTAAATGAGGACATAGTGCGACGACCTGGAAACATAGTCTTACGTTCTCTACGTCCTGGTCTAAAAAACATGGACAAAGCTCGTTCTCGAACTTCATCCACATTGGGGTAAAAATCGTCCTTTATTACTATCACTTACTTAATTCATCAAGTACGTCAAGTCCACCTTCAATCTTCGCCAAGTATTCTCTTTTAGAAGATAACTGTCCTTTTAGAACTGCTATTTCTTCTTCAGCTGTTACTCTTTGTGTATTTAGGTTTTGACGCAACATATCTCTATGCTCCATAGTACTTACGGGTTCTTTCTTAATACCTAGTAGGACATCAAGAGGTGTGTCTTTTGCCATGTTTTCTAACTCCATTTCCTAAATGAACATCTTGTCCATTTGATTTTCTCATTACAATCGGTCTAAACCATCTGCTCTTTGCTAGATGTTTATTGATTGCTTCTTGCTGTTCTTCTTCTGTTGTTCCATCGTTAAAGGTAAATGTATACCCTTTATGCTCCACTTTTATCATGTTGCTGTTATCCTTTTCTCATAGTCAGCGTAGTCTTCGCTCCACCAATGAGGCTTGTCTCTGTGAGACCATGCGGCGAACGTAGCTTTGTCTAGATGATAGTAGTCACGATAGCTCTGTATAGGGTTATCATAATCTTTCAAGTCATCTGGCATTGCTAGTCCAAATTCTGTGAATCCTAGTCTGGGCATATTCTTTGGCTCAGGTAGTTTGTTTACTACTTCCACTATGGATTTGTGTTGTTTACCATAACGATAGTGGTACTCATCGTTCAATGCGTTAGCATAACAATGAGTCCACTCAAAGTTATCCAAGCTCGACCTAACCCATATCGTACACGGATGATTATACATCATTGGTAAGTAGGGCGTGAGCGGTCGCTGGTCAAGCGGTAGGTGCTTAATCTTGGCTTTCTCACTATTTAGTACCTCACGTTCGTCCTTGTCAAGCGCACGGGGTACAAAACCTAGTTTGGCATCAATCCATATCGCAGTACATAAGAGTTGTGCTGCCTCGAGAGGCATCTTTACTATGTGCTTGTCGACATGATACTCTGCGCATTTGTCTAGGTCTTCATCTAAATAAAATAAATTCATTACGCAATCCAGCACTTATACTTAGGACATTCGCCATTGTCTGACTGTACTGTTGTCCCACAGTGTTTGCACTCTCCGTAATGGTATGTTTCAAACTCTTTTGTTTCTGAGTTCCACATATTAACTGTTTTGTGTTCGTTGTATTCTGTATTTTTCATATGTATATTATACTAAAATTATAAGCATATGTCAAGTACTATTTTTTAACTCCATAAACGCAGCATGTGACCACTCCACATTATCAGTTACTAGACTCCACATATATGTATGCCCAGAACTCATAAGTATATCACAGCGCTGGTTTCCATAGGCACATATGTACTTTGTCTTTTGATACGGCACTATATACTCAGGGTTAACGTGACGCATTGTAAGTTGCCAGTTATCGTAAGTATTCGGTAAGAGTATGATTGGATGCTTCATTCCATTCTTAAGAATGTCATTGCGCAAAACGTCATATCCGTCCTGCTCCTTTCTATGGGAAACAGGACAGAAAATGTCCGTAGCATGAACCATCTCAGGTTCATACTTTCTCTCTACTAATTCAAAGTCTATAAATAATCTTGCTGTTATCACTTTCCAAATGCTCTTCCTGCTTCACTGATTCCAAAACTTCCTAGTGTAATCACTACGAGACTTGTGAATATGGTGTCACTAATTACTAAGTCCTGTCCCCAGAACGCTGTTATTAAATCACACCCAGCGAAAACAATAAGCATAAAGAACGCGATGAAGCCAATTATAGCTTTTTCATTAACATCGTTGTCGTCCAAAAATAAATCCATGAACTTTCGTTTGGGTGGTGCGAGTCTTTTCTTGGCTGCTGCAGCTTCGACTTGCATCTCCTTTATCATATCTTCAGAGGCATCTAGCTTCTCAATGAGAGCCATATACTTGTCTAAATCAATTTCAACTTCGTTTCTTGAATTATCAGTTCCTTCTGCCATAGTAATCTCCTATGGTTTCCAGTTATACCAATTCCTCCTATTATAAGGTTTGCTTACTTTTCTTTCTTGGAAATGAAAGCTAATTGATATTCTTGGGCTTAGAGTATCAACTCTATGGTACTTACCTTTCGGTATGTATAGTAGGTCGCCATCGTTTAAGTCTACTACTTCTTCCAAAGTAGCAGTTTCTCTGCGACCCCCTGTTACTTCAAACTCCTCATAAATGTACCAGCGTACTGTGCCTGATACATGCAATAAAAAGTTATCAGTCGAATCTGCATGAATTGGAAATGTAAGTGCATCTCTAGATTTACTACAATATAGATTTGCTTGACCAACACCGTAGTGCTTTTCAAACTCTTGACATTGTTTCCACATAGTTTCGTTTAGAAACTCACTTAGCGTGAGTACAAAACTACTTCCATTATTCCACAGATTCCAAAGTTCTGTGCGTGATAATTTTTCTTTACTTTTCTTTTTACACCACTTGTTACCTCCAGCAGTTACTACTTGAAGCTGTGGTGTTCTATCCCATGAACCAATATTTATTTGATTGAGATAATTGTCGAGTTCTTCCCAACTAAAATGTTTTGAGAAAGGATTGTCCTCTCTCTTAATATAAAAATGTTTCTTCCCCTTGTATTTCAGATGAAACTCATCAACCCCGATGGGACTTATTAGCTCCTCAAACTTCATTAAGTTTTTCCAATTGTTTTACTTCTCTTTGGTACTTCCAATACACTTCCATTATGTCTTGTCTCTTG